TCAGGATTCCCAATCGATCCTTCGAAAGACGCCGGCCACGGCCTCGGGATCGAGTCCGGCTTCCTTGGCACGCGCGAGGGCGTCAACCAGCGTCGACACGGCACGCGCGGCGCCGCCGGCATCGAACGCCTGAGTCGGCCGCAGGGCGTCGACGGTGACGGTAGTGCCGAGCTTGTCGCTCGCCTCTTCGGCCAGCAGTTCGGCTATGGGCTGGAGCGTCCATTGCGCCAGGTGACGTTGGGCCTCGCGCACGAGCGGCCCTTGCGCATTGGCAGCCCATAGCGCCGGCAGCACGCCGAACGCACTGGACACGGCCTCGCGCGCCGCCGCCAGCGTCTCAGCCGTCATGGCGTTCTGCAGGTTCGGGGTCAGGTCAGCCGGCCGCCAGTCGGCCGCCGGCGCCGGGCCACCGCCCGCGGCCACGGTGACGGACTCGCGCAAGAGGACTCGCCCACGTTGCCCCCGAAAAGACCGGCCCAGGGCGGTGCTGTCCTGGTCGGGGATTTCCGGCATCGGCACAACCTGCGAGCCGAGCGGCGCCATTTCGAATACTTCGGCGAGCGCGGACTCGATGGCCTGCAGCATGCCGGCGGTCAGGCTGGCGCGCCGCAGCGGCGCGGTCCCTGACCATGGCGTCGCCACGTCGCTCCCGATGCGTACATGTAGCACTTCGGCCGCGAGCGCCGTTTGCGTCGTGCCGCCGCCGGCCTCGCTGATGCTGACGCGATAGGCGCGGGGCGTGCCGAGGCGAGTCGACAGGTCCCAATCAGCGCACGGGATCAGCCGATCATCGCCGATCAGGAACACGCCTTCGCCGCGCAACGCCAGCGAGCGGGCGAGCAGGGCCATGGTGCGACGGTCGAGCAGCTCGGTCCCCTGCACGTCGGCGATAGCGAAGCCCGACTCCCACAGGCTGATGCACGCTTGCGCCGTCGCGGTCAGTTCGGCGACGCCGCGCCGGCCCGAGAGGTAGGACTCGCGCGCGGCCATCAACTCGGCCGTGAAGCCGCTCATTGCCGAGCGCTTCTCGACAGCCGGGAGCATCACCACCGGCTCGACCCTCGACACCATCTTGTCGCGCGTGAACGGCCACACGGTCACGCCCTCCTGTAGCTGCGCAGCAAGTCGGCCGCGCCGCTGTTCTGGAGCGCTTGCGCCATCCAGCTAGCCGAGCGCTCGACCCGAAATTCCAGCGCCTCGCCAATCTTCCTTTCCTCGACTCGAGCGCCTGGAGCGCCGGCCCTTGCTGCCGCGTACTCCGCGAGGCGCCTGAACGCCTCCCACAGGGCGGCCGGGATATCGGCTTCATTGTCCCCGGCCGTGCCGGTGAAGCGATACGGGCCGCAGCCAGGCAGCATGTAGCCGCCCATCGGCGACGTGCCGAGCGTGGTGGCCTCCCATGCGTCGCCGATCCACACCTCGGTTGTCGTGATCGCGGCGGGCCGCAGCGTCGGCACCCATTCCCCGGAACCTTCCGCAATCCATGTCACGGCGCGCTCGGTCGAGCGCCAGGCCGTGTAGCCCTCGATCCTTTGCCACAGCATCGCGGGGTCGAGCGACGCGGCGGCATCCGACAAAAAGTCGTCTGGCGTTGCGGGATAGGATGCTGGCGCCGTTTCGAGTGTGCGAATCGTCGTCCCGCTCATAGGCGCCACCGTGCCAGCGCGTGCGGCTTCGGCACCGCAAGGCCGCTGCCCGTCACCTGCCAAGAGCGCGCCTCTATCTGCGCTTCGATGTAGGCCGCGACCGTGACAATCGACAGCTCGAATAGGATCGCCTGCAGGATCGTGCGAATCAGCGCGCGCCCTTCCTTCGGGTCCTCTTCCTCGACCTTCTCCGCTTGCTCCGGTGGCACGGCTGCGGGCGGCGGGATGCGGAAGCCGGGCGACAGGCCGAACACGAGTCCGCTTTCGATCAGCTTGAACATGTCGCTGGCGTAGGACGTGTCTGCGACCTCAGGCGCGATATCGGCTTCGAAGCTCAAGGCTTCCTTCGAGTCGTTGAAGGTCAGCGAGCCGGCATCCTTCGACGCGAGGGGTTGAGAGTACGAATGGCCCGATAATAAGTGAATGTTCTGCGTTTTCGACTTCACCGAATGGGTGAAAGCGCCGGGCGCGAATTGCTCCTTGCGCGGCCGGCCGGTCTTGCCGCCATCGGATAGCACGGCCTTGCTGTTGTACGGGAAGCGCCCGCGCAACTGCCTCCGGTTGCCGTCGCGCGGCTTGATCCGTACTTCCAGCTCGCCCGGAGCAAAGCCGCCGTGAAGGAGCATGGCCCGGCCCTAGGCGTTTTGAATTCCGGTCAGGATTTGAAGCTGCGCCGGACGAGCGACCGTCACATCAGCCGTAACGAGAGCCGTGAGGCGAAGGCCACCGGATGCCGCATCGCTGAACTGATCGCGGATCAGGTCGATGCCGCCCCACGTGCCGACGAAGATCGGCGCGACCCCCGAAACAGTGGTGGTCAACAACGCCTTCGACGCGGTCGGCGGGCCGCCGGTCGGGGCTGCGAGCGCGTTTGACGACATCACGATGTTGGACGGCAGGATGTTCTTCACGAGGCGATCCCATTCGGAAAAGGCCGTTCCATCAAGCAGTCCGGCGTCCATGAAGTCGTAGACCTCGGGCCGGATCAGCAGCTTGACGACATCGGGACCGGCCGCAGCGTTCGCGACAATGAATCTGGTCACGGCCGCGCGGAACGCCGCCCAGGTCGCCGATGCGCTCACCGCCGTCGACGTGATGCTGTAGGAGCCGACCAGCACGCCCGCCGGCTCGCCGGATGCGCCAGCGCCCAGGAACACCGCCTTGTCGAGCGCCACGCCCACGGCGCTGTTCATGTCGCGGCGCACGGCCTGTTCGAGCGCATCGCCCGCCTGTTTCAGCGTCTTGCGCGTGATTTTCATGGTGATGCCGAGTGTCGAGTTCGGCGCCAGCGGCTTGTCCGTCGTGGCGAAAACGGTGGGATCGGCAACCGATGCGGTCTCGCCGTTCGCCCACCCTGCACTTACCGAACTGGTAACCACGGGCCAGTCCTGGACGCCAGAATCGATGTTGATCATGCTGGCGCCCATGCGCACGGCGGCGCTGTCGGCGAAGATGCGATCAATCACCGGCATCGTGCGCACGGGATTGTAGACGCCGCTCGCGATGGTCTCGCCCGCGCGGCGTTCCATCTCGCGCGGGCCACGGTCGAGGGCAGCCCACGGGATCGGGATGCCCTGGTAGCCGGAACGGCCACGCATCTCGGTCACGACTTCGGCGGTCGCGCCTTCGAGTGGCTTGCCCACGTCGAGAGCGAGCACGGCTTGCCGAAGCTCGAAGCGTTCGATCAGGTCGGACCACTGCTTGCCGTCGCGGGTCTCCAGCTCGCCCGAGGCGTCGCGGCGTTCGGTGTCTTCCGCGATCAGCGAGGCGCGGTAGCGGGTCTCGTTGGAGCGATACTCCGCATCCATGGTCTCCATGGAACGAGTCTCGTCTTCGGTCGGGCTCGCCTTGCCGACCAATGCGGCGAGCGCCTGCCGGATTTCGGACTGGCGGCGCTGAATCTTGACGCTTTCGAGCATGGTTGCCCCTGCGGTCTGAGGATGGGCGGTCACCGAGACATTAGCGCAACTTATGGTGTGGCGCGAGACGGTGCGCGACTAATTCCAGTAATATCCGCGATTTTCGCGATTCCGCCGGTTTAGAAGACATTAGAACGTCTTGGAGCTTTTTAGAGCTTCTCGACCCTCAACAGACGGAGCCACGCGACGCGCTCGGGCGACGGTGGCGCGCCGCCGAATACTTCGCGGCGGGTCTTGGCGGCGTGACAGCGGCGGCAAAGCGTTTGCAGGTTGTCCAGCTCAAAGGCCAGGTCAGGGTGCGTGCGCACCGGCTTCACGTGGTCAATCTCGAGTCGCCCGCTCGCGCCGCACGCCGTGCCATCGGGCAGCACGCCCACGCATTTCCAGCCGTCGCGCCGGAGCGTCTGCAGGCGAAGGGCCTTCCACCGGCGCGTGCCGATCACGGCAGCGCTGTGACGATGATACCTCATCAAGCCCACACCATCGGCCGCGACTTCCGAGTCGCACGGCCAAGCTGCCGCGAGCCTTCCGCGACCGCGAGCACAGATGCTGCGGCCGGATCGATGCGCCCATTGCTCCGGGCCTTGGCCAGCTTGAGATTGTTCGCCGGATCACGGAGGCAGACGGCATCCGCGAAGGCACTGCGCAACAGCAGCGACGGCTTCGACCGCACGCGGCCGTCATAGCAGGCGCGCCGGAAGCGCTCGCAATCTTCGCCACCGTCGCGGAAGCCCTGCGCACGCCACACCAGCGGAGCCCGGATGCCGGCCGCTACGATGGCCTCGCCGAGCTCCGATTGCTTGTAGCGGTCCATCGTGATCGCAGCGACCGCCTCACTCTCGACATGCTGCATGACTTCGGTGAGCCACTGCCTCACCGGCACCGTTTGATCGCCCAAGGTCGACAACTCGCCGCGGTCGCGCATCGTCTCGTACCTGTTGCCAACGCCATCGGCCTGCCCACGGTCGAGCAGCGACGGCTTCGAAGGGAACGTGCCCAGCACCTCGAGTCGCCCGCTGGCCGGCCAGTAGAACGCCGCCGCGCTCATGGATGCCGAGCCGCCAAGATCGATTCCGATGATGACCGGTCCCTCACGCGGCGGCGGGTCGGTCGCCTCGCACGCCAACCATTCGTCGACGCTCAACAACACGTCCCGGCTCTCTCCGCTCACGCGCTCATTGCGATTGTAGAGTCGGAACGACGACAGCGTGTTTCCGCCCCGCGCGATGGCGCGCCGGGCCTGCGCCTGGAGCCAGTCGAGGGAAGAGCCGATCCCATGCTTTGCGCCGGGGTTGGCGATCAGCAGCGACTCCAGATCATCGGCAGGCAGGCCCGGCGCCGGGCGATGTTCCTGTCGATAGACTCCCGGCTGATCCTCATCGAGCCACTTTGAGAAGGGATGCGAGTCGTCCGGCGCCGAAGTCGAGATGAGCAGCGCCCGGCCGCCGCGTTTGCCGAGTCCGGACAGCAGCGCCGCCTCCAGTTCGTCGCCCTTGTCGCGCGCCCAATGCCCGCGTTCGTCCATGAGAATCAGGGTCGGAGCCGTACCCAGGGCGCTCTTGCCGTCCGCTGCGATGACTCGGAGAAGATGCCCGCTACCGCCTTCGTCGTACTCGATCTCTAACCGTGGTGAGCGCCGGAACGTCATGCGCCGCTGCACATCCTCGGGGAGTGACCGCGAGAAGCCGGCCACGAAATCCCATGCGACTCGCCCCTGATCGCGCGTTCTGGCCGCAATCAGAATCTCGCGCGCCGGCTGGTCATCCCACTCGCCCAGCAACGCGCCCAGGGCGAGCCCGGACGCGAGCGCACTCTTCGCATTTCCGCGCCCGATGCTCAGCGCAGCCACGCTGACAGACGAGCGCAGCGCGCCCCGGACGAACTGCTTTTGGAAGGGCGCCAGCCGGAGCCCGTGTCCCGCTTTCGGGCCGGCCGGCACCTTGAGGCTCCCGAGGAATCGGAGGGCATCACTCGCAGCGGTCATCGAAAACTTTCCACAGGTTTAAGAGCCCGCATTTGCCCGCCAGACGGCTCGCGGCCCGAAGGGACCGGAGGCCGCCCGGAGCCGATCTCGCGTCCAGCGGCCACGGGAGCGGCGGCGCGGGCCACGCTACCACCCACAGGGGCCTCCGGGGCGCCAGAGGGCCACACCTTGCCCCCTGCGGTTGGGGAGAGCGAAAGAACAAGCCCCCCGACGTGCGAGGGCCCCCGGCTAAGGCCGGCCATTGGGACCCTTTCGCGCATGTCGCCTGCGCGATCATGCAGAGCCTGCGGGCTTGCCGCTCTCCAGCGCCCGACGCTGCACGAGCGCATCCATTCCGAGAAGCACATCTCGCATGTGCGCCTTCACTTCGTCCGCCGTTGCGTCGGGTCGCTCGCGCATGACCTTGCCCGCATAGCCCTTGATGACATCTGCGACGAACGCATCGCGCTCGTCTGCGGGCTGGGCCAGCATGTCAGTCGCCAACCTCTCGACGATGCGGGCCGTCGTGGCGTCGTCGAACAGCTTGCGGGGGCTCATGCGCGGCCTGCCGGGGGCGACGCCAGCAACACGAGCGCGGCGGCACGCTGGGCTACTTCGGCAAGATGCTCCTCGACCTCATGCGGGGCAGCGTCGGGGTACGCCCGCTGAATGTCGGCGCGATACTCGGCGATCTCCGCCGCCAGTTGCCGGGCGCGCTCGCTGTCGGGCTGGTCCAGCACTTCGGTCGCGATGCACTGGCAAAGATCGGTCATCACCTCGGGGGATGGGGTCCAAGCCATGGGCGTCTCCAATCGGTCGGGGTTGTTGCTCACAGCAGCGCGGCGCGGCCGTTGGCTTCGGATGACGACTCATCGTCGCCGGCCGGGTCTGCACCGGCCGAAGGCGCACCGGGCGGCGGGGTGCGCGCGTCGTCGCGAGGCAGCGGCGCCTTGGCCAATTCTTCGGCCAGGCGCTTGGTCAGCCTCTCGTTGAACGCCTCCAGCAGGTAGTTCCCACGGGGGGTGCGGCGCGCCGCATCGGCGACGATCTCGACAGCTTTCAGCTTGCCGACCCCCGCGCCTTGGAACTTGCGTATCCAGTCAGAAGCAATAGCCTTCATCTCGGGATACGTCTTGCCAGTGTAGACCTTGAACTCCCGCAGATGATTTTCGAAAGTCGCCATGTCGTCGGTCTCCTGTCGGTTCGGGTCGGGTGGTGCTGATGACGCACCGCCGGTTGCTGCCTGCGATCCTTGGATAGCCTCATGCTGGATGCTCGCTACGCGCTTGGCGTTGCCGTTGGATGGATCGCTGCTTGCTGCCTGGTTGCTGGCTGCTGTCCGTGTCACGTGGAACTTGTCGTTCGTGAAAGGCGCCTCGCTTCCGTCGACTCGCGCGCGCGCAGCTACAGTAAGATTCTCTATGCTGTTCAAGTAATGATCGTGACCGCGCTTTGCGGTCACCGGGTGGGGCTCAGAGTGGTCACCGGGTCCGACTTCTCCATAGGCCGGTGACCGGCTGGAGTGGTCACCGGGTCCGCACTCTTCCACAGGCCGGTGACCGGCTGGAGTGGTCACCGGGTCCGGGCTCGCGGCACCGCCGCCCGACCAAGCTGGCTTCGTGAATACCAGCGTGTAGAGGCTGGATGTTTGGCCACGGCCATCCGCGGAGCGTCGGCGGCGCGTCACATGCTCGCGCTCCACAAGCTGGCGCAGCCCTTTGATAACCGACGAGCGCGGTATGCCGAGCATTGCCGACATCGTCTGAGTCGACTTCCAGCATTCGCCGCGCTTGTTTGCATGGATCGCGAGGAACATGCCGACGCGCAGCGCCGTCCCGGTCAACTCCAGGTCAGACGCGAGCGCCGCCGGCACGAATCCGTAGGTGCCCGGCTCATGCTTGGGAGTCGTGCCGGCCACCTCGCCCGCGCACGCCGTCGCAGTCGGTCGACGGCTCGCCATGTCGACAACGGCAGCGGGCGCGCGGAGCTTGCGCGCCGTCACGGCCGACTCCCGTCGTCGAAGGCCAGCGCGTCGAGTAGGCAGTGTTGAAAGGCTTGCAACCATGTGGCGACGGCGCGATTATGAGGCGTCGATACCTCTTCCGTGTTCAGCGTTACCGCGCTGCCCGCTTTGACCGAGCGGGCAGCGCGTCGTTTTTCGGGTGGGCCGCAGCCGCCGGCTTTGAGCGAGCGGCGCGCAATGGCGGGATCAGCCATCTTTCGTTGCGCGCTCAGTACCGGCCGCAATGCGCTCAGCTTGCCAAGTGGCTATGTCGCGCGACAACCATGCGACGCGGTTACTCGAAAGTCGGATCGGCGCAGGGAACTTGCCGCTCGCGATCATCGCGTAAAGCGAAGACGTTGGTAGGCCTGTCAGCTCCTGCACGGCACGGCGGCGCAGGAAGCGTTGGAGGTTTTCGGCATGCTTGATCATGCCTCAATATAAATTGGAACGTCCTACAACCAAATTTCGCGTGGCGCGAATTCACTAAACCCTCAATTGTAGAGCAACTATAAAGCGTATTTTGCCACGACTAACTGCCGCGGTGGTAGGTGCGGGCAGGGTTTTTGCAGGTCCATCAATTACGGCTTTGACATTTCCGATTTAATATTTTGAAAAGTGGAAAGGTGCCCGAAACTATTTATGGGGATAACCCTTAACGGGCGCACCGCAGTAAGCCGTCCAATCTCGCATCAGCGCAGTGCGCTTGGTCAGCAGCTCGCCGCGCCGGTACGCGGCCTCGACCTTGTCGGGAATCGTGTGAGCCAGCGCCGCCTCGCTGACGATGTTCGGATGGTTGGTCGCCTCGCTCGCCCAAGTCTTGAAGGCGGACCGGAAGCCGTGCGTCGTGAAGCCAGGTCGCAGGCCGCGCACCATTTGAAGAAGCGCCATGTTGCTGAGGGGTTGCTTCGGCTTGGCGCCGGGGAAGATGTAGGGCGAATCCTTCTCGCGAGGAAGTTCGCGCAGAATCTCGACGGCGCGGTCGGGCAAGGGCACGCGGTGCGGCTTGCCGGCCTTCATTCGCGCGGCGGGCACGGTCCAGACAGAGGCTTCCATATCGATCTCAGGCCATGTCGCGCCGATGGACTCGCCGGTGCGCGCGGCCGTCAGGATCGTGAATTCGAGGGCGCGGGCGCTGATGCTGTCGCGGGCGCGTAGCTCGACCATGAAGGCGGGCAGATCGCGCCAGTCGAGCGCGGCGTGGTGCTCGATGCGCTTGGCCTTGCCTACCTGCGGCAGCGGCATGCCGTCTCTGACCCATTGGCACACCTTTTCGATGCGTTGCCGGACGCGGCTCGCAGTCTCGGGCGTCTTGGTCCAGATCGGCGCCAGCGTGCCGTTGATCAGCGCGGCGTCGACGGCCTTCACCGGGCGCGTGCCAAGCGATGGATAGGCGTAGGCTTCGAGGGTGCTGCGCCACTGCGCCCGATGCTTCGGGTTGCGCCAGCCGCTTTCGTGTACGGCCAGATACTTCGTTGCCGCTTCCTTGAAGATGATGCGCTCGGCCGCTTCCCTGCGGCTGGCATCGCGGGCAGCGAGTCGCGCCTCGATAGGGTCTATGCCGTCCGCCAGTTGCTGGCGAGCCGCTCGGGCGCGCTCGCGGGCTTCGGCAAGCGAAAAGTCGTTGACGCTGCCCAGGCCCATCTTGCGGGCGCGGCCAGCGAGCATGTACCGGAAGCACCAACTCTTCGTTGGACCGTTTCCGTCGACATCGGCGACTTGCAGGTAGAGCCCGCCGCCGTCACCGTGGAGGCCGATTTCCTTGGCCGATGCGACGGCCCGTGCAGATAGCTTGTTGATGCCACGTGCCAT